TAGATAAAATGACAACAAAAGCAGAAGCTAGTGAAATGATTGAAACTTTGCAAAAGTATAGTGCTAGTGATTCTGATGAACTATTTTAGGAGGTACTATGTACGAACTATTATTAATATCATTTTGCATTAATGTTATTTTAATTATAAAGCTGAAAAAAACTCTAGACAAATTGTCTAGGGTTTTGGGGAGATAGATATGAATCAAGCACTTGAAAGAAGAAAAGCATATGGTCATATTGGTGAGTTGGCATTTGAGAAGTTTTGTGAAAGAAATCACATATGGTACAAACAGTATGGCATTTCTAATAAAGAGGGTTTTGAAATGGGAGATTTGTATTTTAAAATACCAAAGTTAGTTCAGGCTGCACCTGATTATATAATGATAGATAACAAATTTAGTTTTGTTGAATGTAAGGTAGCAGACAAAGCAACAGGTGATCATGTTAAAATTAAAGAGTATGATTTAAAATTTTATTCACAATATGATAGCTTGGCAGAAGATGGTGGTTTAAAGTTTTTTATACACAATCCAAAATACAAAGAATCATATTTAGTAGAACTATATTATGTTAGGCAGCTTTTTGAACATGGTGATTTAGAGTATAAATTTTATCCTGAAAGTCACAAAAAGTTTTACATAGTGCCTATGGATAGTATAAGAAGGTTTGGTATGAGTGTATGAAAGTCTTGGAATTATTTGCAGGATCAAGAAGTTTTAGCAAGGTTGCTGAAAAGTATGGTTTTAAAACTTATACAACAGATATAACACCTTTTGATAATATCGACCAAGTTTGTGATATATTTGATTTTAGTTCATATAAGATGTCTATAGATTTTGGAATACCTGATGTAATATGGGCAAGCCCCCCATGTACGACATTCAGCGTCAGTTCCATATCAACCCATTGGGGAGGTGGAAATAAGGCTTATAAACCTAAAACAAAAAGAGCAGAACTAGGAATTAAAATTGTGAATCGAATGTGGACAATAATCAGATTAGCGAAAGCCTTAAATCCTAAATTAAAATACATAATTGAAAATCCTAGAGGATTGTTAAGAAAGTTAGACATCATACCACATAAACCAAAAACAGCATGGTATTGTCAATATGGAGATGATAGAGCAAAACCAACAGATTTATGGGTTAATTTTAGTTGGATTCCTAAATCTTGCAAAAATGGGAATCCTGATTGTCATCATCAGCCTGCACCTAGAGGTAGCAGAACAGGAACACAAGGATTAAAAAATGCTTATGAAAGAAGTAAAGTACCTGAAAAATTATGCAAGGAATTGTTAGAAGAAATTATTAAGTTAAATGGTTAAGGTTAAGGAGATTAATTATGGCAAAGCGTTTTGTAGAAACTGATTTATGGAAGAAGAAATGGTATAGAAAGATGCCACCAAGAATGAAGCTGTTTTATTTTTATTTACTAACTAATTGTGACCATGCAGGAATGTATGATGTTGATTTGGAGTTAGCAGAGTTTCAAATAGGTATGGAAGTAAAGCAGCAAGATGTAGATAAGCATTTTCAAGATCATATTGAAGTTATAAAAGAAGATAAATGGTTTATTAAAAAGTTTCCTGAATTTCAGTATGGTGAGTTAAATCCAAATGTAAAGGCTCATGCTTCTGTGATAAAAATCCTAACAAGATATAACTGTTTGCAAAGAGTTCCAAACTCTTACAAAAGTGTACAAAATAAAGACATAGATAAGGTTAAGGTTAAATATAAAGAAAAGGAGATAAAAGAGATGGTAGAAAAAAGTGATACAATAGATATGAATGATCCATATGAGTTTTTTAGAATATTAGAAAAGAAAAAAGATACAACAACTATTGGTTATAGGTATGTTAGATTTTGTTATGGCTTATCTGAATTACATGGTTTGTATGATAAAGATATGAGAGTTGAATTTAAAAAGTATTGGACAGAACTCAATAAGTCAGGTACTAAAATGAGATTTGAACTTGAAAAAACTTGGGACACTAAAAGAAGACTAGATAGGTGGGCAAAAAATAACTTCAATAAGAAAGAAGAAACAACTATATTTAAAATGGATACTACAGGCAAGTTTTACATTGCATATTGTGAAAAATGCAATAAATCAGACTTTTATGATAAGTTTGAAGTAAAGCAAGATAGTAGATGTTGTAAATCAAAACTTTTACCAAAGAGGAAATAAATGGCAAGATATTATTCTAAAATGAGAAAGAAAACTAAAAAAATTAAAAAAGTAAAAAGAATTAAAAGAAAAAAGAAGTGAGTGGCTTATACCTTAACCTCTTTCAAATCCCACACTCTCATGGGTTTGATCTCCTATGAGCCACTCATTTCAAGAATGCACAGAATGTGGGAAAGAAAAACCATATAAAGAATTTTATAGAATATATGGTGGTTACAGGATTAAGAAGTGCAAGATATGCTATACTCTAATGAGAAGAGAAGAGCAAAGAGAAAAAGCTAAAAGAAAGAAAGCTGCAAAGCTATGGTAGATAAGATAGAAATAAAACACAGACCTTACTCTAGAAATGCAATAGATAAGTGGCATTGGTCAAAAAAACAAAACCTAAAAAGAGAATATCAGTTTTTAATTAGAAATGAGATGAATAGAAAACAAATTAAAGGTACTTGTGTGAAGTGTAGTATAAAAATTACTTGTGCTGTCAAAAGACTTATGGATATTGATAACCTCATTGCAGGATTAAAACAATTTATAGATGCACTTGCACTTGAAAGATACATACATGATGATTCTCCAAAGTGGTTAGAACTAGAAGTAAAACAAGAAAAATCAAAGGAATATAATATTTTAGTAGAAAGAAAGGTGCTACAATAATTATAATACGAATATGGCTAGACCTAAAAAATATGACATTAATGAATTAGAAGTAGAAAAGTTAGCATCTTATGGCTGTACTGTAAGAGAAATAGCTAATTTTTTTGGTTGTAGTGAAGATTTGATTAAAAAGAGTTATTCCCAATTTGTGACAAAAGGGCAAGATGAGGGAAAAATAAGATTAAGAAAACTACAATGGAGAGCAGCAGAAAAAGGTAATGTACCTATGTTGATTTGGTTAGGTAAACAAGTATTAGGACAAACAGATAAGCAAGAACTTACAGAAGTCAAACCTATTGATGATATAGTTTTTGATGGCATCTAATTTAACTATATATAAAGAAGATTACTTTCCACACCAATGGGATTTCTTAAAAAGCAAAAAACAAATCAATGCTTATGTTGGTGGCTTTGGATCAGGCAAGACATATAGCTTTTTACATAAGACATTTATAAACCATATTACAAGAAAGAATAAAGATGGTATTAGTAATGGTTGGATAATATACCCTACCTACTCATTAGCAGAGGAAGTGTTT